TTATGGCAACGGCGAAACATTCGTAGGCGAAGCTGTGACAACGGATGCCTTTGGTATTAGTATTATTGCTACGTTCTCCTGTGGTGACCCACTTGGTAGTATGCAATCAACAGATTTAGGTACCGTTTCGTAATAAATAAAACACAAGGATTAGAAATGCCAACCACAGTACAATTTAGACGCGGAACAACAGCCCAAAACCTCTCATTCACAGGGGCACTAGGCGAAATAAGTATAGACACGGACTTGGATATTATTCGTGTGCATGACGGCGCCGTTGCCGGTGGTTTTGCGCTGGTCGGCGCTACTGCTACTCAGACTTTAACTAATAAAACTTTAACTAGTCCTGTTCTTACAACACCAAACATTGGTACACCATCTTTTGCAGTATTAACAAGTGCAACTGGTTTACCAATCTCTACTGGTGTTAGTGGGCTAGGAACTAATGTTGCTACATTTTTAGCAACACCATCATCAGTTAACCTTGCATCTGCTGTTACTGATGAAACTGGTTCTGGTGCATTGGTGTTTGCCACTAGCCCAACCTTAGTAACTCCAACTATTGGTGTTGCTACTGCGACTTCTGTAAATAAAGTTGCCATTACTGCTCCGGCAACTAGTTCTACTTTAACAATCGCTGATAGTAAAACTCTTACTGTTTCTAATACTTTAACATTTACTGGTACTGATTCTACTTCGTTTGCATTTCCAGGAACAAGCGATACTGTTGTTACGTTAACTGCTACTCAGACTTTAACTAACAAAACATTTAGCGGCAACACCAGTTTTGCAGGAAATATATTTCCTACTGGAAACGCAAACGCCAACATTGGTAGTACCACACTGCAATTTAACACAATTCACGCCAAAGCAACGTCAGCACAATATGCTGACTTGGCAGAAAATTATATCGCAGACGCAGATTATGCACCTGGCACTGTTGTTATATTTGGTGGAGAACAGGAAATAACAACAACCACAGAATCACATGACACACGAGTGGCCGGTGTAATTTCTACTAGTCCTGCATATTTGATGAACAGCGTATGCGATGGTTTACCTGTGGCCTTGCAAGGTCGTGTACCGTGCCAAGTTAAAGGGCCTGTGTGTAAAGGTGACTTGCTAGTCACTAGTAATATTCCGGGCGTAGCACAAAAATTAAATCAATACTCTTATGCTCCTGGATGTGTAGTAGGTAAATCTTTGGAAAATTTTGAATCCGATGAACAAACTCTAATAGAAATAGTAGTAGGTAGACTATAATGGGAAACAATACAGAATTGGTTAAATAGTAGTAATAGGAAGACCACAATGGAAAAACAATACAGAAATGATTATTTAGGTGAATTTATCATACATGGTACCAACAAGGTACAAGGTGAGGTTATTCAAGAACGTGAATGGATTCCTAATACCATAACTAACCGGCACACCGGCATGGCCTTGGTTATCGGCAACGGGTCAAGTAGACAATATATAGACATAAATTTTAATCTGCTGATCAATCACAAAGGTGGTTTACATGCCAGTAAAAAATTAACAGTCTACGGATGTAATGCATTACATAGAGATACCAATCCTCACTTTTTAATAGTTAGACACCCCGAGATCGCTAAGGAAGTAGTGGAATCGGGCTATGCCGATAATAACATTGTGATTACTGGAATAAGACATATTAAAAAATATCCCGATAAATTTCATTTGATTCCGTTTGATAAAAATATATGTGCAGGTGCCACAGCACTATATTTGGCTGCCTTTGATAAACACAATCATATTTATTTTATGGGGTTTGACGGACAAGACAGTCCGCATTTGAATAACAATATTTACGCAGGTACACATGGATACGGCAGCAAGACATCGGAAATTGATGGCGCACTATGGGAAAAACAATGCAAAGAAATCTTTGATACATATGACAATGTGGACTTTGTTCGGGTGGTGCCTGGCAGCGAATCCATGCCTGAGTCTTGGAAATATTGTGCTAACGTTAGACAAATCAGTTCTAGACAATTTATATCCGAATGCGACATCGGAGTCACTTGATTAGTTCAGTTTCTCGAATCTTGTCCAGTGTCTCTTTAATTTTAAAAGTTTTGTAAACACCCGGGTGCAATGGTTTGGGATAATCATCCAATTTAACCCAGCAGTAGCCTTTGTGTTCTGAGTTTAGATCAGGAACAAATTCTTCGTCAACTTGAATTAAAAATGTATGGTATGTAAAATTACCTGCATCACTTGTATATTGATTGACACTGTGTATTTGTGCGCCCTTAATTTCCCCTCCAAGTTCTTCGTTGATCTCCCGATTCAATGCAGCCAATTCAATTTCACCGGGCTCCACTTTGCCTCCAACAATACCCCATGTGTTAGGGTATTTGCCCCCGGTGCGTAGCAAAAATAAGTATCGTTTGGTAGAAGTGCAATATATTAATGCACCGCAACTGGCTTTTAGAGTATCAGTTCCCATTTTCCTGCTTCGTACGGCCCTTCGTAACTTTTAGTCCATGTGCTATTACTAAATTTGTATTGAACCGTGGTAGTTAAGTTTGTTACGTATTGTACAGAATTTTCCTGGCCGCTGTCAAATGCAACAAACCAAAATTGTCCGTTAAATTGAATGATATCATTAGCATAGGCCACTAGTGCCTGTCCATCTTTACCTGGCCAGTTATAAGTAGGTTGGTCACCTTCTGTGCCCACATAATCATTGACTAGCAGGTAGCGAGTGTTCTCTATCGCAGCCGATAAATCATTATTTGGTCGACTGCGTTCTGGATCTATTATAGCATTAATTGGCTCAAGGGTGTTTACCGGCATAGTATCTATATCGGCAGTCCATAGCAACACATTATCATTGGATGGGTGATATGCAACGGTGCCCATTACTTCGTTGCCGTCGTCCAATTCAAGTTTAATTTGACTTGTACCATTAGTTAAATTTCCGTACACATTAACTAAATCTCTCCAATTTTCGCTAATGCCTATCTTATAAGAATAAAGTGTGAAACTAATTCTATCACCTACATTGGCAGTGACGTTTGTGTTAGTTGTAATAGTGTCACCGTTAATGGCAATAACGGTGCAATTAGAGTTTATGTTAGTGCCAGCCAATCGCATGCCCGTTTGAATGTCATTTGTGCTACTTAATGTTATAGTGGTGTTTGACAACACGTTGGCTGAGATTTTCTTAACCACTTGCGATTCAATGGGGTCCACCACAGGGCTGTTGTATCGTACTAAACTCAATTGATTACCGATTAATAACACACTGTATTGTAGCGGGGTTATGTATTGCCTGCTTAACAGTCTACTGTCATTGTAGATGGCATCTTCTAAGTCATTCTCGCTGTTAAACACACTTGCAATAATCTTTTGAATCACACCCATTTTCTTAACCAATGACGGACTACTAATAAAAATTGGTAAAATAAAAGTCAGTGTTGCAATATCCATTGGATTAACATCGCTGCCTGATGGCACTGTACGGCTAGTCCATTGAATGTCATTTAGTAAAACGTAACTCAAACTGGTCCAATCGATGTAATTATCTGTGCTCTGTATCTCCAGTGCAGGGTTAAACAAAGTACAAATTTGTTCTATTAGTTGTAATTTTTGTTCAGTATTACTAGTCCAAATGTCTAATTTTAAGGTCAAACTGTAAGGTACGGGCATTAGTCGCTCAACGGTCAAGGTGTCACCTTGCTGTGTGCTATAATTGCCAGTATAAGGATCATAGTGTCGCTCTCGCAGTTGCATCTTGCTAGTGAACGTTGGGTTTTGCACTCTATCACGATCATATGTCAGCCCAGTAACATACACTGCCATGGCAGGCACTGTATGTAGATAACTTTCGCTGCCCTGTATTAGTATGCTGGCAACTTGTCTACTACTGTCTCCATATATGACAGGCACACGCTGTAATGATGTTACTCCACTACGATCCTTACCAAATTCAACTTGGAAATTTGACACCACTCGAATAAACTGAACGATAAATCGACGTATTTGTTGGTCGTAAAAAAATTGTTGTAAAGCCATTAATTATCTGCCTTTGGGGTAAGCGCCTTACTAAGGCTTTGTCTGGTTGGAAGTGTTTGACCTTCGACATTGGTAAATGTACTGGAGTCGTTAACAAACCTACTGCGTTGTGTTTGATTATTTGGCCCAGGTGTAAGCGTTGTACGCACATTGTCTTCAATTTTGATCCAACGACGACCATCAAATCGGAAAAGTCTATTGGGCATATAATCTGTACGCAGAACGTAATCGCCAATGGTGGGCTGACCCGGAAAACTGGTGCTGACTGTAACGGGCCAACCATTGGGGCTAGTGCCGTCACCGCCCAAGTACGCAGGGATAGTGGTATCGGGCGTAACCACACCGGAGTCTGCTAACGGTATAGTTGTGCTATCGACACGTATGCTAGTATCGTCAACTTGAGTCCCCAACGGGTCACCTGGATTCCCTTCACTGGCAATGGGTTCAATATAAAGAACATCCGTGTCGTATCCGCTTTTGGGCACGTCGATTTCTGCTTGTGCAATAACTGCATCATTGATTTGATTG